TTTCTCTGAGTGTAAATTTGTTTATGATAATGAAAAGAATTCTTTGGCGATTTTGATTTTGCCCAAAACAGTTCCTAGTTTTAGAGATATTCGAGTTCACATTGCAACTGTTAAAGATCATGAAACAATAGCTCCAGGTGAATGTAGTGTTGTAAAATCAATTAATGGAGTTTCGACTGTTATTCCTGTGCAAGTGGGAATAGCATCTGATATCTTAGTGAATAAGAGTAGAGTTTCAGAAGAATTTTTACTACCTGCTTGTTATCGTTATCCAGTGTCTGGTGAAGGTATGTGTGGGTCAGTATTATTCCGAGAGAAACCATCCTTTAAGATTTTGGGATTGCATATGGCTGGAAGTAAGACTCAAGAAGGATTTGCTGAGCCCATTTTTAAAGAGTATTTTGATGTTTTTGAAAAGGAACCAAAGTTATATGAACCACAATTTGGTATTGATGAAAAGGAAAGTATGGTCAATTTAGATGGTTTGTTTGCTCCAATAGGATGCATCCCAAGGGAATTGACCATAAGAATTTCTCCAAAAACTCAATTTGAGAAAACTCTTATGCATGGACAATTGAGACCTGTCCTTAAGGAACCAGCAATTCTTTCTCAACGAGATCCAAGGGCTAAGAATTTTGAGAAGACTCCATTGTCCTATGGTGTATCGAAACATGGAAATCCACCTATTCCATTTAAAACTAGAGTGTTAGAGAGAGCTAAAGAAGATTTTGAAGAGAAGATTTTAGCTGTAGTGAAGCCGATCCTTGTTGGAAATCAGATCAAGGATACTTTGAGTGATCAACAAATTTTTGGTGGAATACCTGGAATGGATGAATGTAAAAGATTAGAACTTCATACATCTGAAGGTTATCCTCTTCAACTTGAGCGGCCAAGCAATGTGCACAATAAGTCTTGGTTGTTTAAGTTCACTCAAACAGAAGAAGGTAATATATTACATGATATTCATCCATTATTGAAGGATATGCATGAATTGCATATGGAGGTCAGAAAGAAAGGTGATATTCCTACTACGATTTTTGTTGACACACTTAAAGATGAGTTATTGAAGCCAGAGAAAATAAGACCAGGTGGCACAAGAGTGTTCAGTGTTTGTCCTATTGAATATACTTGGGCTATAAAGAAATATTTTG